TATTTATTGATTGGCTTTATAATTGAATCTTTATACTCTGTTTTTAAAATTTCATCATAGTCTAACCAGTCATTTTTTATATTAGACCTTTTATTAATAAAGACAAATGATTTTTTTGTAGAATTTTCCCAAATATTAAAATCAAAATTGTTCATATTGATCCTACTATAATTTTATGATTATAAGTTTTTTCCCAAAGTTCTATATCTTTTTCATCATTTAGCAAAGGCTGACCCTTAATATTTAAACTTGTATTTAATAGAACTGGCACACCAGTTTGTAAATAAAACTTATTTAAAACTCGCCACAAATCTCTGTGTTGATGACGATTAACGGTTTGTACTCTAGAGGTTCCATCAGCATGAACAACTGACGGGATCTTTTCTGGCTGAAGACATTTTACTGTGTACTGCATATATGGACTAGTAAAATCCATATCAAACCATTTATCTGCACATTCTTCCATAACAACTGGGGCGAATGGTCTAAAAGGTTCACGCTGCTTTATTAAATTAACCCTATCCTTTATATCAGGGTCTCTTGGATCAGCAAGTATGCTTCTATTGCCTAATGCTCGTGGTCCGTATTCTGCTCTTCCTGTTGCTACCGCCACAATTTTATCTTTTAATATACCCTCGACAATTTCATTGACGGGATACTTACCTCCTAAATCATAACCAAGGTATGGCGTTTTCCAGTTTAAATGTTTTCCGTAGAGGGCTGCTGCTGCTCCTAGTGATGATCCAGCATCTCCTGGGTTTGGCATAATCCATATATCATCAAAAATATTCCATAACTCTGTATTTGCTGAAGAATTTAAAGCACATCCACCCATAAACACCAAATTGTATTTGCCAGTAATTTTTTGTGCGTGTTGCATAAACTCAGTTAGTCTATTCTTATACACATCCTGTACTGCTGCAGCGATATCAAATTTGTCTTGTTCTGTTTTAACCCAGCCCCAGTCTGTAATTCCTTTATGGAAGTTATATTTTTGTTTTTTTATTGAGGGGAAATATTCATTAACTTTTTTATAGTATTTTTTTGAATCACCATACGCTGCCATACCCATCATAATATATTCTTCTTGGTTCGGCATTAGGCCAATTAACTGTGTGAATGAGGAATAGAATAGGCCAAAACTAAATGGGTAATTGTGCTTTTCTTTTAGTGTTATCTTAGAGCCTTGCCCAGTCCAAATTGTTGACGTGTTGAATTCACCAATAGAGTCTAAAACAACTATTACGGCATCATCAAAGGTGCTTGTAAAATATCCTGCTGCTGCGTGAGAATAATGATGTTTAAATGATACTCTTGGAACGTTCTCTATATTAAACTTTGGTTTCCAATCTCCCAAGCCACCATTTAATACAAGCCTTGTTTTTTTTAAAAGTGGCTTTTCGTAATAGGCTATGTAGTCTGGTTTTCCATATGACAATGCGTCTTTAATTAAATCATTGTTTACATACCAATCATTTTTTTGCTTGCTGTATCTTTCTGAATGACCCGCAAATAATATTTTATTATTGTCAATTAAAGACACAGATGCATCGTGGGATGTTTCGTTAATACCTAAAATTATCATATTAATTAATTATCTTTAATACAACCTGGCAAGGATCTCCGCCATCCTCCCACTCTTGTTGTTCCTCTTCTGTCATATATGGATCTCCTTCATGCGTATTGCAAAATGGTGGAGTAATCCACTTTCTGTTAATTCCATTTTCTAGCCAAATGTCAAACTCCTGAATATTAGAAAGTTCTTCTTGCTCTTCTTCAAACATGTTATTCATTATGCACTCACCGTATCTATTGGCCCTTTACATGAAGGGGAGTATTCTATTGCTGATGCAACTGCTTGCCTTACTCTGTTTCTAGGATTTTTTTGTTTTTGTGTTGAGTATAAGGACCCATATGCATACGCAGAGCCAGAACCCATACATAAAAATGGTTGTTGATATTCTGTTAATGACATATCAATTGCATTGTGCTCAAATATTCTTCCACGAATACAGACTATCATTCCAAAATCTGCGTCTTTGGTTGTGTCTACCCACCACTCTTCATAAAACTTTCTTAATGATTTAATAAATTTAGTATACATAAATTTATCTAAATTTCCTTCTGGTAGTGGTGGCTTAAAGTTATGTCTAATTCTTTCGCCATCCATAGTTCCAGCATATCCAAAAAGATACGGGCCAGTTTTCCAAACTTTGGGGGCAACAATAGACATTATATTATCATCATCGGAAGCGCCACGATCCCCTGCCATAAAAACTTTACCATCTTGTTTAACAACGGCAATAATGGTCATAGGAATCCTCTCAAACTGGTATATTTAAGTATACCAAAAAATTTTGGCTAGTCAAGCACTATTATTTTATAGTTTGTCCACATGCTGAGCATGTTTTTGGTTTAGCAGTACCCTTTTTTACAGGGGCTGCTGGTGTTTTTGATGCAGAGGCACCAAATTTAGGTCTTCCAAAACCCACAATAGAAATAAGAATTCCTTTTTTATTTTTCTTATAGGCACGAAGTTTTTTACAAACCTCTCCACCATTGCGCTGACTACCCTTTGGATCTCCTGAAGTATTTCCTTCAACACACCAGACTGTTCCATCTTCATTATCTTTAACAACAATTGCTACATGGGATATTCTATCTACCCCGTCAGATGGGAAATCAAAGTATGCAATATCTCCTGGCTCTGGATCTGCAACATCCACATCAATCCATTGACCAGACTTTTTAAATGCTGCTGCGCCACCAGGAGTGTAAACAGTATTAGGAATTTTTACTCCTGCTTCATTCCCGCACCAATTTACAAAAGATCCGCACCATGGTTGGAAATTGGCTTTAGTATATGCTCCATACTTTGTTTCATTATCTTTAGGACCTTCAACAGTTCCTACTTCTGCAGTGGCAACTTCAATAAGTCGTGCTGCTGTACCTTGCTCCGCCATTATTTATCCCAATCTGTATCGACTGGTTGTTCTTCTGGCATTGCGCCGTCAGGTTTATTTAATCTCCGTGCCTTTGCTTCATCAATTTCTGATTCAAGTTTTTTATCTGCTAATGTATTTTTAGAATCCATTTCTTTATTAGACAACTGTGCATCCATAATATCTTTTGCACCAGACTGACCAATTAAAATACCTGCAAGTGTTCCAGTAATAAAAGTTGCTACGCTACCAAGAACATTAAAAAACATTTTATCGTTTTCGGATTGACCAGTTAATGGTTGCTCAACAAAGACAAGGGCATATAAAATCCCCATTGTTGTAAAGAATAAAATTGCTCCTAAAGTAAGACCTAATACAAATTTTAATAAACCATCTAGTTCTGCTTGCGTCCTTCTTTTACTCATTGTTAGTTTCCTTTACTAAATCTTTTGTGCATGTACCGTTTGCTTCACAGATTGGCGGATTACATGCTGCTTCTTTCCAATTTGTTGGGTCTTGACAGGAATACCTGTAGCGACTTGAACAAGCAGAAAGGCTTATTACAAGTATACCGCAAAGTAGGACTGAGGTCAACTTTCTCATATTTATATTATACTATACATTAAAATAATTTTTTATAGTATTATTCGTCTTCTTTACGTATTCCTATGGTTGCAAACCATATGGCTACCGATGCTAGGGTTACATACCCTACTACCGTCTTTGCGCTGCCTTCAAGTACTACCCAGGCCACAAAGAAGCCAAGGAATGTAAAGTTTTCGTTTAGGGCTGCCATGCCCCATTCTTTGAACTTTTTCATTTTATCTCCTTCTTCTAGGTGCGGTAGCAACAACCAATTGACCAGCAATGATCGTTACAACCACAATATCTTCTGCTTTTTCACGTTCTGGAATAGACATATCAGCACCCATGTTAAGTAGGGCTTTGCCCAACTCACATTTTTGCTCTTCTGTCAAACCTTCAATTGCTTCATCTGGATTAAAACAAGCAGCAATTGCTCCTGCCAGCGCTGCTGGACTTTCTAATACAAGGAGGGCAGATGCTACCTCTGCTTGAATTACTACGGGGTTTCCGTTTACATCTTCTCTTACCTCTACTGGAATTGTAGGTGGAAGATCACGATATTCAAGTCCCGCCGATTCTATGTTTGCAGCAGTTACTGGTGCTCCCTCTGCTGATTCTACCAATACATCTGCAACTAAATCTTTTTCTACTAAAGTAAATTTGCCGTCTTCAGATAAGGCTTCAGATAAATTAACAACTTCTGCAGTTGTTATTTCTCCATCTGCAGAAAGCATTTCTGTAATAAATTCTGCTTCCGCTTCTGTTAATCCGCCTTCTGATAAAGATTCAGACACTTCAGCAGCAATCTCTGCAGAAACCTCTCCACCTTCAGCAATTGCTTCTAGTACTGCAGAAACCTCAGATGCATCTAAACTACTATCGCTAATTAAATCAGTAACAACTTCTTGAATATCTTCTACAGAAAGATTTGCACCACTTTCTGATATTTCTTCAATAGAAACTTCACTTTCTTCAAATACAACCTCTGCTTCTTCTGCAGGAGTGTCAACTGTTTCTGTGTCTATTGGCTCCGTATCAACTGGCTCTGTATCTATAGGTTCTGTATCAACTGGCTCTGTATCTACAGGTTCTGTATCAATTGGTTCTGTATCAATTGGTTCTGTATCCACAGGCTCTGTCTCAATTGGTTCTGTATCCACAGGGGTTGTATCTACAGGTTCTGTGTCTACAGGAGTTGTGTCAATAGGGGTTGTATCAACTGGAGTTGTATCTACAGGACCACCGCCATTTAAATTTGCACCTTGTGGTGCTGGTACAGAAATAACAGTATCAGTATATTGACTTACAGGTCCAGACCAGTTAGCAACTCTAACAGTATAGGTAGCGCCTTCTGTCAAACCACTTAATTGAATAGATGCAGGAGCACCATCTGTATTATATGTTCCACCTTCGTATGGATTTTCTGCATCTGGATCATCTGTTATTACTTGATAGAACCAAGTGTTTGCTGTATATCCTTGAGGTAAGGATGGTGTAATAGTTGCGGTAGTCCCTGCAACAATTGGAGTTGAAATTATTGGGGCAGGGGTTGGAATGTTGTTATTAATTGCAGTAACTAGTTGACTTGATTTAGTGTTTAATGATGACTCAAGAGATGTCTTTGTTGATACCGCTGAGTTTACCGTATTGGTTAAAGATGTTGTGTTAATAGCATTTATTGCTGACGTGTTTGTAGTGTTTTGGGCAACGACTGGGGTAAGGCTTGAGTTTAATTGTGCAATGGTTGTATTTGCTGCGTCAACCGCTGCCTGAACTGTTTCTGTGTTTGGATCTACATATGGAGTAAATGCTGCACCTTGACTTATTTGTCCAGCAAAACCTGCTCCAACATTAGTATCTGTAATTGGAATTAGTGCACCGTTAGTTGTTTCTCTAACATTAAATCTTGCTTGATCTGGTATTGGTCCATTAGCAGTTACACTTGCTATCCATGCACCGTCATTTGGATTAACATCAGCATTAAATCTAATTTGAACCATTTGTGTAGAGGCATCTTGTTGTGGGTATGGACGAAGGTCCCAAGCAATATCTAAACTTGTACCAGTTGTTGCATAGGTAATACCTGTTCCTGTGCTCCAGGTTGTCCAGTCCCATCCCGCTATAGATACGGATGGGGCACTTGGAGTTGTATGGTATACGCCACCCTCATTTACGCCAAATGTTATTGTTGCATTAGACCCAACATAAACGTTGTTATAAACAGTACTTCCCATTTGCATTCCGAACGGAAGATTCATTTGAACCCCAGCATCATCTACTCCAGCCAAAACATTTGTGCTAGTTCCAATAGTGGCTTGTAAATTGTTGACTGCTGTTTGAGCAGCATCAATAGCAAGATTTGCCTGAGTTAATTCTGTTTGAGCAGTTGCTTGTGCTGTAGATGCTTCTGTTTTTGCTGCGACGGCTTCAGATATTGCTGTCTGAGCCTCTGTTATTTGTGTTGTTATATTATTTATAGCGGTAGTTGCAGTAGTTACTGTAGCCTTTGCATCTTGAACTACCTGAGAACTTTGATCTATTGGGGTAGCAGACAAATCAACACTACTAATACTGTTAATAGCGGTTTGAACATTATTTATTTCTGTATTAGCCAGAGATATTTTTGTGGCTACTTCTGCTGTAATACCTTGGGCTTGGGAATATTCGGTTTGTGCTTGTGTTACCTCTACCAAAGCATCGTTTGTGGCTGTAATGGCCTGCTGGACCTCTGTAGTAGCCGTTGTAAGGGCGCTATTAACTGCCTGTTGAGCAGGACTTACAACAACTTGATCTTGGTTATCCGTGGCTTTAGCATGGTCAGGGGCCATGATTCCAAAAATAGTTATGCATAATGCAGAACCTAATATAATGAATATTTTACGCTTTATTCTATTCAATTGGGGGGGTCACTCCAATGTATCTCTACAGTGGTATTATATCATTTATTAATTAATTAATGATAATAGGCAATAAAAAAGAGGGCCAACAATTAAGTTGACCCTCTAATTTAGAGAAGTTAATTACTTCTTTTTGTATCCTGTAGGACATACAGGTGCAACGGCTGTAACCTTTTTAGTTAATTTACCCTTTACACATGTGATTGTTTTCTTAGGAGCAACCATTAATTGAAGTTGCTCAATTTGCTTTGTGATAGATGCAATAAGTGCTACGATTCCATTAAGAACATCAGCATTGCTAATTGCGCCATCTGCAATCTTGTAAGATACAGTTTTTGCTGTATCAGTTGCTACATAGGCTGGAAGATCTACGATCATATTGTATGCACCATTGACATTGCCAACAGTAAACTTGTATGTCTTTACTCCTTGAGCAAATGTATCTGCTGATGTTGCTGCTGCAACTGCTGTCATACCGCCACCAGAAATGGCAACGCCACTTCCAACTGTAGAGGTATCTGCAACCTTTGCGCCATTAATATCAGTAGCGGAAATTGTAAGTGTAGCAATTTCTCCTGGAACATAAGAGTTCTTATCAAGAGATGCTGTGTACTTGTTTACGCCTAGACCACATGCTGCAACAAACTCGTTTGAGTAAATTTCAGATAGATCTGATAATACATGCTTGATTCTTACAATAGAAGAACCAGATGTAGCAGCGCATGTCCAACCACCAGTTTGTACTGCTGTAGCAGATGATGCCCCACCTACAGAAACTGCAGTGACTTGAGAAGTATACTTTGTGGTATCAGCAGTTGGAGTAACTCCAGCCAATTGATTACCAGCAGCATCCTTAACTACAAAGTCATAAGTTCCTGTGCGTGTTCCATTAGATAGTGCAATGTCAACACCTGTTACGGAGATTGATGCTGCACGACCTGAGAATGCAATACTTTTAGTTGCAAGAGTTACACCATTAAAAGTAATTGTAATTGTTGTATTTACTGGCTTGTTTTCATTTGCAGTTCCTTGAACTACATATAAAACTCCAGAAGTTCCTGTTTTGGCTGCTGTATTAACCTGTGTGCTTGGAGCAGCATCCCATGCTACTACCGCACCGTTAGTTGCAGTTGCCTGAATCACACCGCTAGTTGATAGTTGTGCTGCATAAGCATCCATTGCACGAACGTTTACGTATCCCGTTCCCGCATTAGTAACGCTTGTTGCAGTTGCAACATCTACACTAGATGCTAATGTTCCTGCTGTTGCTGAATCTTGTACACGAACGTAAGAGTCTGCTACAGACAAAACGTTTGTTTTTACAGTTGTTCCAGCATAGATAGTTTTAATATCAATAGTAGAAGTGGTTGATCCAACCTTCTTCTTTTGAGTTACAGTTACAGTTCCTGCACCATTAACAGTTAACTTAACATTTGTTGGTAAGTTTACTGCTGTTGATGTTGTTGCTGTAAATGTAAACAGTTTACCTAAATTGGTAAGTGCTGCTCCAGTAGGGTTTGAACCTGCTGCAGTATAATTTGTAAATGTTGCAGGACCTGATATCTCTAAAGATACATTGTCGTCTGCTGTTGCTGCTAGTGTGTCTGATGTTGTTAAAACAACGACAGCATTAACTCCAGCCTCAGCCTTTGTTGTATCCGTAAGAACGGTAACTCCATAAGCACCATTAGCAAGTGTGTCGGATAGAACATATCCGTTTGTCACTGCTGCTTGAGCCTGTGGAATTGCAACAAAAAATGTGCTTGTCAAGGCTGCAGCCATAACTAAAGCGATTTTCTTGAATGAATTCATTTTTCTCCTATTTCTTTTTATATTAGATTGAATCTATCTAGATAATCTTTTACGTCATCTGGGATAGGTTTATATTGTATCACGTTGTCAGGAAGGCTGTCAACTTGCTTTGGCCTATCTTTAAACGTGTGTATTTCTATTTCTTGATTTACATTTTTAGGCGTAAAACTAATTGCCCCAAAGACTGCCCCGCATACGGCATCTGACAAGTCCTTGGATTTTTTACGTGGGTGATCAACCTTTTTATCATTGATAATTTTTAACTCCCCCATCTCGTCTAACAATAAAGGAATCAGGGGCATAGCAACTCTCTCTTCATATACAAGCATTGCTAGATCTTCATAGTGTTTTTTGCCTACGGATATTGTTTCAGTTTTGATTCCGACAGATTTTAATTCATTTTGAATATCAAATGATTGCCACCTATCAAAAGAAACCAGGCCTATGTTAAACCCTTGCCTTCTAAGATTAATAATCCAATTTTTTACATCGCTCAGGTTAACTGGGCCTTCTGTTTTTGGTTCCCACCACGCAACTGCGTCAACAATAACAATTGGAGCAACCTGTTCATAATCTTTTAATACTTGAAGACTAACCCATTTATCAACGTGTGCAATTGCTACGGCACACTTGTCATGTTTTTGTGCAAGGTCAGCATGAATATAATATATTTTTTCTGGATCTGGTTGAAAAGAAGGATCAAATCTTTTTGAACTGTCTACTGGATTTCTTAATGACATGCATTTTTCTAGTTTATCTCTTTGTTTAAAGAATGCATCAGAAGAATATGTTGGTTTACAGGCAAATCGCATCATGGCATCGCCAAGGTCTGTAAAAAATGAAAGTTTAAAGTCTTCAATACTTCTAGTTGGATTTACTTCCCACGTTGGTTTTTTTAATGCAAGAATTCCTGGGAATTTATAAGACTTTATATAATCTTCGTCCCATGTAATTTCAAATGTATTATCTGGATGATCTTCAGGAAGAGTGGGATTAATAATAAATTTATGATGTTTTTCAATTACTTCTTTTTCTGCAATAACATCGTCATATCTTTTTGAAATAAAGTCTCCAACATATCTAGGGAATGAAAGTAATGCAACCTTGCCTAAATCTGGAAAACGGGAATCAACTGATCCACGAAATGCCTTATAAATATTTTCTGCAGTCTTGCCCTGTTCATTTCCAGTTCCAACTTCTGATGCAAAACCAGAAATTTCATCAAGCACTGCAAGTATTAAGTTCAAACCTTCATGCGATTCTCTTTCTGAATGTCCAGAATAAACCGTAATGGATTTATTAAACTCTACACTATCTGCTTTTGCATAAAATTTTCCTGCAAACCAAGGTGATCCTTCAATCTTTGTTTTAAATCCTTTAAAGAAAACATTCTTAGCCTGTTGAGCATTAATAGCAACGTTAATAATATCAATAGCGTCCCCTCCTGGCTTACCAAAGTATCTTGCTGGATCTTTAAGACATAAGAGTTTGTATACTAAGTATGCACATCCTACCGTAGAGGTAAAGTCTTTTCCACTACCCTTGCCAAGTTGCAATATGATTTCATTCTTTGTATATTTGTCATAATGAGCACCGCCATCATTTGTTCCCATTAAAGACTCTAAGTCTTTTTTATAATAAATCTGGCTCATTGCCTCTACAATGCTATATTGTATTTCTGATAGTTGTGGCTGACCAAGGTAGTCAGAGGACTCAACAAACGTTTTTACGTCTACTGGATTTTCTTCAAAAACACTATCCTTTAAGACTTCTAAAAAATCATTGAATGTCGTGGACAATTGTTAACACCTCATTATCCTTAGCAATATCAGATAAACGTTTCATAACTTTATCTCTTACCTCTGGATGTTCGCTTGCGATGTCTCGTAAAATTTCTACAAGAATCTCTTGACGTCTTTCAATTTCTACCATTTCTTCTGCTAACTCTTTATTTTCTAGCAGTCCCGCCTTTTGAAGCATCTCAATTCTGGCTTTTTCAATATCCACAACCAGTTTAATCCCTTGAGTTTTTGCAGAAAGATTATTGCCAAGGCTTGCTTCATCAATAACTTCGTATGCTTTTGTAATTAGTTTTCCATAATGAGCATCCATTGATGCCAATGCTTCTTTTGCTCTTGCACGGATTGCATCATTTGCTGATGCCATCACTTTCCATTCATTTATTAATGCAACTACACGCACCCTTGGAATTTCTAATTCTTTTGATATTTTTGTTGGATCATTACCCTTTAGATATTCTTCAACAACCTTATTGACCTGATCTAAATGTTCTACTAACTCTGCTTCAGTTGACATTTGCGTACCCCTTTGTATAAATATCATAAAGACAATCTGACCAAAAATAATGAAATGCAGTTCCTACGTGCTGATCATCTCTGGA